GGCCCCATAAGGGGCCGCAGCGGCTGCTGGCCATGCAGCTGCATCTCTCTACGAAAGGAATGAGTTATGGTTGTCAAAACGCGTCATAAGAAGATCGGCCAGTTTCAATCGGTCTTTCTTTCGAATGGCGTCTATGTAACCAACGAGAATGTTAACCTCGTTCCCGCGTTTCAACGCGTGATGACTCATAATAACCCTTACCGCCGAACTCAGAAAACTAAGTTCAGCGGCGGGGGTTCGTGGGATAACGGTAACGAGTTTGAGAATAATTCTATCTCTTGCTCGTTAAAGGATTGGTCGCCAAGCACTGTCGTTCTAAAGAACAAGGCTGGAGAGGTCATGTACAACGTTCGCACGTTGTTGGCCCCAAGTCAGAAGATGGCTGGTACCCTACAGGGTACTAACGTCAATGCTGATCCCAGTCGCAGTGTTTTGCTTCAGGAACAATTCGTGCTTAACAGTACACCAACTCGGCTCTCAAGGACTTCCTTGGACGCCAAAGGTGCTACTGCTGTATCACGTTGCATTCCTACCAATCCGGTGGTCGATTTATCGACCACTGTCGCAGAACTTGTCAGCGCGAAGAAGTTCTTTTCGCTCCCTGGCAAATCTGGCTCTGCTTCTGGGGAGTACCTCAACTTACAGTTGGGTATACTCCCCGTTGTATCCGATATACAGGACACGTGGAAGGCTGCGAAAGAGTCTGAAGAGATTCTAAAGCAGTACGAGCGTGATTCCGGTAAGTTCATACGACGACGTTATCAGTTCCCAGATGTGACGACTGTTACCTCTTCCGAGGCGACGAATGTCCCAATTTCCACTGTAGGTGCGAATTTGAATACGTACCTTGCTGGGAAGGGAACCCAAACGACTACCACCACCATCACTGAGCGCACCTGGTTTTCTGGTGCGTTCACTTACTACCTTCCTAAGAATGGTTGGCGTAAGAAGTTCTCGGAGTACGAGCGCCTTTATGGCGTTCGTCCCGGAACCGAGACGGCGTGGAATGTCATCCCACTTTCTTTTGTCGCCGATTACTTTGCCAACATTGGTGACGTGCTCCATAATCTGGACGCGTTCAACTCTGACGGCTTAGTAATGCCCTATGGGTACGTCATGCACGAGCAAACAGCTCGTTATGATTACACTTGGAAGGGCCTCGTGAATAATGAACACGGGGTTCCGACCATGAGGTACCTTGCTGGGACTGTTACATACAAGTCCCAGCAGCGTAGGCGAGCAAATCCTTTCGGCTTCGGCATTGCGCAGGGGGATTTATCCCTCCGCCAGCTGTCGATTTTGGCTGCTCTCGGTGTTAACCGAAAGTAAATAATCAGCCCAACAGCTGATCCATCACGGCGTGCAGAAAGCACGTCGATAAACCAGAGAGTCACACGCTATGTTTTCAGAACCACAGACAGTTACGGTTTCCGGCGCGGCGGTTAATCTGCCGCGGGTCGCTTTTGGCGATCGGAACGGGCTCTTTGAGCTTGTCCCTGCCGGAATTCGACTGCGCATTACCCATCTTCTGGGCAAGCGTACTCGTCGTACCGTACGTTTCGACTTTACGAAGACTGCCGCCGACCCCCTTCTTGATGGGGTTAGTCGGGAGTATTCCATGTCAGTCATCACCACGGCGGATCACCCTCCTGTAGGGTTCTCCCCCGCGGAAATCGAGGCCAACATCAAGGTCTCGAATACGTGGCTGGCAGCCGCTGGCAACCTATCCAAGGTTGCAAACGGCGAGTCGTAATACTGTGTTCTGGTTCGGTAGCTAGGATTCCGATTACCTCATTGGAGGAATGGATGAAAAGCCGAAGTGAGATCTGGCTTAGGGCCCTTGAAGAACTAGGGGCCCAGTGCTCAGTCAGCACCGCTCGCGACGCACAAACGTTCGTGAGTCGCGTGAAACGAGAAGGCGACGAGTTTTTGACTCTAGCCCTACCTACGTTTGGCAAACAGCTCGAAAGAGCTCTAGCCGACGAAAGTATCCCTACGCACGCGTTTGCTGGTTGGTCACGTCGTCGTGGTGTGGTGAAAATCACACCTCTTGACGGTAAGCCTTCCAAGCGCGTAATGCGAGGACTCCCCGAATTTCTCGGAGGTTTCCTGGATCTCGTTTTTACCGATGAAATATCGGTAGGTACCAGCAGTCTCGAAAATGAGACCGCCGGCCTTGAGTTGACCCCTCGTCTACGATCCACGTCGGATCCAGAGAGGTTGGCACGTATGGCTGATGCGATAGCTGCCGTGAGGCAACTGACGCTGATGTTCTCAAAGCAGAAGGACTTATGTTCTATTGCCAGACAGAACGCAGCAATTGCTGAGTACGTCAAGACCGACAAGATGCTATGTGATCCGTTGGAGGATGACCGAGCTTCTATCCTCTTTGAGGGGAAGAGGCTCGATCGAGTCCGACAGGTCATTTCCATCGTGTTTGGTGATGCGCTTTCTTTCGTTGATGAAGAAATTTACAACGAGGCGCTTCTTCCAGGACACGGCCCCGGCGCGACCGCTGATAACCTTAAAGGAAATCAAAAGTGGACGCTACCCACGTGGCACGATAGGCTCGAGACGCTGTTCCCCTATGGGGTTTATGGTATCCCGAACTTTAAGTACTCGTGGCGTTATGCCGAGGTGAAGCATCTTGCCCCAGGGGACGAGCCACCAGTAAAGGTGACTCTGGTTCCTAAGACGCAGCGAACCCCCAGACTGATCGCAATCGAGCCCACCTGCATGCAATACATACAGCAGGCTATCTCGAGATCTCTGGTTCGCCAACTCGAACTCCCCACCTTGGGGAAGAGGCAAAACCTCTCGAGTTGGTTCGTCGGTTTTACCGACCAGAAGCCGAACAATTTTATGGCTTCTATAGGTTCCGACGACGGATCACTAGCCACGCTCGATCTGAGCGAGGCAAGCGACAGGATCGCTAACTGGCTTGTGGAAGATCTTTTTGCAAACTTCCCTCATTTTCTTGAGGGTGTACAAGCTTGCAGGTCGACCCAGGCTAAGTTGCCTTCTGGAGAAATTATCACTCTCCAGAAGTTCGCGTCAATGGGCTCTGCCCTCACTTTCCCGATCGAAGCGATCGTCTTTTCGGCGGTTGTTATAGAGCGGGTTTTGAGCGCACAGGTCAAACCGATTACCCGGCGGAGCATTCAAGCTCTTAGGGACACGGTGCGCGTCTATGGGGACGACATAATTGTCCCCACAGATACGGCTGAATCAGTGGCCGATGGCCTTGAGGTTTTTGGCTTCAAGGTTAATCGTGGCAAGTCTTTCTGGACTGGTAAGTTCAGAGAGTCTTGCGGTAAGGAGTACTGGAACGGGCTTGACGTTTCCATCGTTAAGTTCAGGACAAAACTCCCTGCCACACTGCGCGACGCTCCGGAGATCATCTCCACGGTATCGACCAGGAACCAGCTTTACAAAGCTGGTCTCTGGAAGACCGCGGCGGTGCTCGATGGCGACTTGGGTCGCATCCTAAAAGGATGTTATCCGATCGTTAGCGAGTTCTCTCCAGTTTTAGGCAGGCTTGACAACTCGATCCCGTATGAAATTCACGGTTTCGACGAGTCTCTACAGGCCCCTTTTGTGAAGGGCTATGTAGACCTCTCTAAGGTCCCGTTTAACGAGATCTCTGAGGAGCACGCCTTGATGAAGTGTTTACTCGAATCAATCGGCCAGCCGAACGCCGATGAGGAACACCTCAAGCGTAGCGGACGCCCACGAGTCGTCAGCATAAAACTCGTGAAAGCACGCCCCTTCTAACAGAAGGGACGTGGCTGGGGGGGACCCCAGCATGAGGAGACGTAAGCCTCTTCTTTTCTCTCAGATTTTATGAGAGGGGGAGATGCGCTTCGGCAGTGC